ATCGCGCACATCGTCAGCACCGGGTGTTCGCCGTGCTTCAGCTTGGCTCCGAGCAATCGCGCTTCCAGTTCGCGCAGCGCCGGGCTCATCGACATAAAGCCCTGGCCAAACTCAACGAACTTCTTCAGTTCATCTTCGGTAAATCCGACACGAACTAGCCAGGGCGTGAGAAAGCGCATCATGGCGCGGTCAAAGGCCAGCGCCACCACGTTGCAGGTGTCGAACACCTTGCGCAACTCATGTGCAATGAATTCGTACTCGATCGCTCGACCCGGCGTGGTCAGGAGCAACCCTTGATCCGCCCACACGTCATACGGAACCCGATCATTCCGAGATTTCTCGGCTAGCCCTTCCTCGGGCAGCCAGAAGCTCGGGTGAACGTCACCTTCGTCCGACACTAGCACCAGCGCCGTCAAGTCGGACACACTGGACAAGTCGAGACCGCCGTAAACCGTCTTGCCGGCCAGGTTCCCTGGCTGCGCGCCGTTCTCTTCCCAGATCGCCCGAGAGACAAACGGGTTGTGCGCCTCCACACGCTGATTCAGGATCAGGTTTCGGTACGAGTTCTCCCGGCTAGGCATGCGCTTGGCGTCTGCTGCTTGGCGGCGCACCTCGTCCTTGTTCATGAAGTCATCAAAGTGCGGGTTAGCCGCCCTAATTGCTTCATCCGAGAACGCTTCCAACTCCATCGGCGCCGTATGCAGCACCACCTTCTGCCGCCTGTCAGCCCCTGTCAGCGCGTCATCTATCAGCAGACTAAGCAAGTCTGCATCCGTCGGCGCCTGGGTACTGATCACTATCGACAGCGGCGAATCCTGCGCAGCACTGGCCGTCTCCAGGGCCTCGTAAAGCTCGAACCGAGGCCCGCGCACCTGGCCCAGCTCGTCATGAATGGTGAAGGCAGGGCTCAGACCGTAAGCGGTGCTGGCCTCTGCCGACAGCGCGCGGTAAAGCGTCCCCATCTCCGTGCAAAACAACTGCTTGGCCGTATCTCGAATCAACACGTATTCGGACAGGTCCGGCGACATCCGCACCACCTTGGCCGCCAGGGCGAACAAGATTGCCGCCTGCTCCCGGGACTGCGCTGCGCTGTACAACTGGCTGTTCGGCTTCGCCTCTGGACCGCACAGGTGCAGGAGCAGCAAGAATGCAGACAGCGCCGTCTTGGCGTTCTTCCGAGCCATGCTCAGGATGAACAGGCGCGTCGGACTGTCGTAAATCTGCTTGATCCAGCCGCGCTGGTGCTTCGTCAGCTTTACCGGCTTACCTACCAACTTGCCTTCGGGGATCCTGCAGTACTGCTCAATCCAGGCAATGTTGCGGTCGCCCCGCGTCAGCCGTCGACGAGTTCCCAAGGCTTCCTAGACTTCGCTTGCCGACCGTTCGCACGGCCGACGGTCTTCGGGTCGGCTGTCGCCTGACGCGTAATTCTCAGCCGCGTGGCCAACGACGAAGCCGCGCGCCCTTCCCGTTCCTGCATCGCCAGCAATCGGTCATACCTTTTCAGACCGTCATCGTCCGCCAACCACGACCGATCGAAGTTCATGATCTCATCCGCCAGCAATCGGGCCTGGACGACGTGACGACAGTACTGCTCCAGCAGGGGGCTATGCGTGGGTGAGAAGGCGGATGCAGGCTGGTCATTGACCACTTCCGCCCAGACCATCCGCTCGGCATCCGTGATGTGTACTGGAGGCCGAAGTCGCGAGTCGCTGGAAACGGACGCAACTTGGGCCGGAGTCATCAGTTCTGCCTGAGACTTCCTGCCCCGCTGAGCCATTTTTGCCTTTAACTGCGTCCCGCTTTTTTTCTGGACGTTTATGAAAAAAGAGTTGAGCGGCCGGTCTTGGTCGCGTTGCTCATTTTTTGAGCACCCCTCCCCCCGGCCATTTGTAACATTTCCGCCCCATGGATGAGAATTTTTCTCATTTCCGTAGGGCATCAGAGGGTGGCGCGAACCCTCTATGGGGTAGCCATCCTCACCGATCTGTACCTTCCTGCGCCCGGACTTCTCGAGCGCTTGCTTGTCCGAGTCATGATGCGCTTTGCATAGTGACTGGAAGGGGCCGTTCCAGAACTTCTCTGGATCGCCCTTGTGCGGCTCGATGTGATCGCACACCTTTGCCTCTGTCACCCTACCCTCTGCCTCGCACATCACACACAGCGGATATGCCCGCAGATGCCGCTCCCGCAGCTTCTGCCAGCGCCAGGTCTTGTACCAAGCGCTCCAGGGTTGGCTGCTCATAGCGGCTGGGAATCGTCCCGCTCGCCGCCTACTGCCTCGCCATCAAGCGTTAGCTCGGGCCGTTCCACCTCTTCGCCTTCATCTGCCAGTGCATCCAGTAGGGCGTCGAGCTTGGCTTCGATGCGGTCAAGCTGCGATGGCTGGCTCTGCTGAAGTACGTATTCGTCGGGGCCAAGCATGCCAGGCACTGCGACGGCAGAATCGACGAGACCCTCAGCCTTCTTAAGGCCGTCTATCCAGCTCATGCCGAGGGGCGCATGTCTTCGAAGATCAAGCCGTCCCATCCCTCTACGTAGTCCCAGCCCTCAGCGTGAATAGCCCAAGGCCGAACGTCTTTCGGTCGTTTGTCCATTATTTCGCTCCGGACGGCCCCAGGCCTTGCTTGCGCTTGGGGTAGAACGGTGAGTCTTCGCGGTCTTGTGCGCCGAACATGGCAGATCCTTGATTAGGCCCGAGCATACTGGCGCATGCTGTCGCCAATATTGCTGACGTCAACGGCGACGTCTTTCACGCCATTGATAGTCCCCACATTCACGGTGACCGTCAGCTTGGTGACCTCACCAACACCAGCGTGGATTGAATACTCGGTGGCCAAAAGCTTCAGCCCGTCCAGCGTTAGGGCGCCTTTGCCTGGACCTTCCATCGATACGATCAAGTCGTGCAAACGTTTCACGGTAGCTCCAATGCAAAAAGCCCCGGCGAGTGCCGAGGCTTTGTTTCCTATGGACGAGCGCCGTCCACTTGGATTGATCTTAGTGAGCGCGTACAGCGTATGCAACCCCTCACGCGATCACCTTAATCATGTGTCGCCGCCGCAACATCGGAAGAAGCATTTCCTTCGCTGCTTGGTACCGGGTGTGCTGTTCTTCCAGGGTGCAACGTGGGTTGCGGAACACCTGATTTGGCACATCCTTGTTGCGCATGCTGATGCCAACAGCGGCGCGCAGGTCAACCGGCAGCGTACTCAGGCAGACATCTACCTGTTCCGCGGTGTACCGGTTCAGCTTCGCGTCGGTGTCGTCGTCATCCCCATAGGCGTCCATGTCGGAAACGCCTTGGAATCCCGGCGCCACACGGCTATGCCCCAGATGCTCCCGATGCGCCTTGGCCCAGTGGTACCAGGTCATGAGCAGTTCTTCCAGTTGTTCGCTTTCGTCTTTCGTCATGTGATCCTCGCTGAATAGCTGCTCTAGTTCTTTCCTTGCCTGCTCCTGCCGAGTCAACTTCGGCGGCTGCCGCGGCTTGCGCTCTATCCCCTGTAGTCGTTCGCAGACCATGGCCGGGTCACCCATCGCCCACTTAGGCAGGAGCGCACCCATCACGCGAACTCCGGGCTATACAGCACCTTGCTGCTCATGTTGATCGGCGCAGGCATCCCATTGAGCCGGGCCGCAGCGTTCCTCATTTGGGCGTCCAACTTGTAAGTCCGATCAGTGGTGAACATCAATCGCGCCGGCACCACATCCGTGGGCTTGAGAGCAACCCAAGCGCGGATCAGAATCATCGGATCGTCCGACTGCAAGGCGGGTTCAACCTGGCGGATGGCTTCAGCAATGCCGTCTGCTGCACGGTTCTTCTTGCTCAAAGTCACGCCATATTCGGAGCGCAGTCTCGCGATTGCCGAGTTACGCATTTGTTTGTTGGAGTCTTCAGCGCGTCGGGGGAGTGCCATGATGTTTGCCTTATTGGATAGAAGCTTGAACAGTCAGGGCCACACCGAGAGCGGGCCATGCGTGGCTGGATACCCCGTATAGGGGGCCAGGTTTGGTCTTGGTGCCAATCTGGGGCGTTGCGCCACCACCAGAGGGCGGATACAGATCAATGATGGCGCGGCGTACGTTTGCGTCTTTTGCCGTGTTCGTTCCGCATAGGTGCATCTTGACGTCCTTGCGGTAGACCAGCTTTACCGCCTCCGGGTCATGCCATGCCTGGACAAATCGCCCGATCCAAACGCATGTCTCGAAGACCTCCCGACCAACTGGCATCCCGTAGCTGGCGATCATCTCGATAGCCATGGTCGCGTAGATGCGGCTGGCAACGCGCTCAAGCATTTCGTCGTTTGGGAGAACTCCTGACGACAACACGCGGCCATCAGCAAGCACACACCACCCGGACTGAGTAGGGCCAGGGTCGATGGCGAAGATGCCGACGGTGCGGCCTGGCACGCATTCGGTACCAGCCAGAGGTTCCAGAGCAACGTCCATTTGTTTCATGCGCCCACCTGTGCACGGAGAACGCGGAACGGATCGGCTGCGCTCGGATTCCAACCAGCGCGAAGCGTCTGGATCAATTCATCCGCCATGGCCAACGCGCGTTTGCGTTCGTATGCGTTCATCATGGGCTCCGGCTTCTCTAGTGCCTCCACGTCCGTCCAGCGGTAGATTGCCGCACGCCCTGAGCCAGTGCCTTTACGCTCACCGGTCCGCTCGACGTAGCCTTGGCAAATAAGCCGGCGCATTGTTGAATCCGCTCTCCGCGGCTCTATCCCAATTGATTCAGCCACATCTCGAATCGTCTGGGGTCCATAGACTCGCAAGCAATTGACTATGGCAACCCCGTGCTTGTCGTGTTGTGCAAATTTCATGATTGCTCCCCATGACCCGCCAGCCTGCGGTAGCTGGGCCAGTCGAAAACGACCATCTTCCCGCCGCCTTCTCGTAGTCGGTCAATGACCCGCTCGCCGATAAACTCGGTCAAGGCATCTTTGGCCAAGTTGCTCAGCAGGATGGTCGGCTTCATAGCCTCATAGCGGCCATTGATGATCTCGAACAAGTACATCTTTTCCGTTTCGGACCCGAATTGAACGCCCACTTCATCGAGCACCAGCAGGTCAGGCTGAACTAGCGCCTGGATCGCATCGGCTTCCGACTGCTCAGACCCCTTGCGGAATGTCTCCTTGATTGACCTGATCGCACTCAGGACCGATGTAAAAACGGCCATCTTGTCCTTGGCGATGATCTCGTGGCAGATGCCCACGGCCAGATGCGTCTTCCCTGCTCCGACACCACCGCAGAAAATCAGGCTTTGCCCGGTCTTCTCGCATTCCGCGAAGTCATCGGCGAACTTCTTGGCTACTTGCAAAGCCTTGGCCGGTCCTTGGGCGTGCGGTACGAAGTTCGACAACCTACGGTCTGCAAAGCGTGGCGGTATGGCAGCCTTCCCCAGCAGGTAATCGGCGCGACGCTGGCGAAACTCACGCAACGTGGCCTCTTGCTGCGCAGCGCGATCCCTTTCGATGCGCTCTTCCGCACAGGCCGGGCAGTGGGGGCCGCCGCCCAGCGTATAGCCGTCGAAGTCGCCATGCGTGTCGCAGTGGCCCTTGGCCGGGGTGAGGCTAGAAAGTGCCATCCGCTGCAACCCCGGCGTGGTAGTCCTGCAAGCTGAAGTTTCCATGTGCTGATTTCCTCGCGGAAGAAAAGCCCGGCGCGGGTTTAGCAGATCGGCCAAGCCAACCCACCACGAATTTGCCCACGCCACGGCGAGTTTTCAGGTTTTGAGGGGATGCACGCAGCCAGACACGAGCCTTTGCCAGCTCGCCGCGGACATCCACTCCGGGGTAGGCAGCACTCCACTCAGCCACCAGGTCTTCAGTTATCTCGAACTCGGAGCCGTCTTTCACCGGAAGGCTGATGACGGGAGGCGGAGTCGGGACAAGTGCGAGCTTTACGCTTTGCTCGCCGCAGGAATCTGCGTCAGCAGATTCATTTTGTTGGTTGTCTTTTGGAAGGTTGTCTTTTGTGTGTCCGAGATTCGGACTATCGACCTGTCCGGATTTCGGACTAGCAGATGCACGGAATTCGTTCACCTGTCCAAGATTCGGACTAGTCCGAGATTCGTTCACCTGTCCGGATTTCGGACTAGCAAACCACCGCGAATAGTCCTTGTTAATTCCAACTAGAGATCCATACTTCCCCGGGCGCTTGGTGATAACCCCCATCGCGGCCAGCTCGTTCAATGCCGTGGTGATGTGCTGGCGCTTCATGTCGCCCAACAGCACGCCGATCTGCGACGCTGAAAGGTCGTCTTCCTTCTTGCCGTACCCATAGGTCTTGCGCAGAACTGCCAGCAGCACACGCAACGTGGTCTGCTTAAACGGGAAAGCCATGATTGCCTCGAACAGCTCATTGGCAATTTTGATGTGGCCATCCTCGACCTGCGGAGACTTAGGCATCGCGTTCACACAACCTCCAGCATCCCAGCC